TTTGTTGTTTTCAAATTATTGAGTTACCAGCTCATAGCCATGCTATTCACTATTTTTCTGACTGCGATTCACTTGCTCCATTCTCAGGAGAAGTTTATCGTAAAGAGAAGACAGTTGATGTTGTAGCTAGAGATGCTGGTGATTGGAGTTACAGTTCTGCTGAGAAGGTGTACAAGGGATCTCGGGCTGTTGTTGTTGACAAAGATGTTGACAGAGTTGTAGGCGATTGTGGGCAATTTCTTATTCGTAACTCAAATGTAGGACTTTATGTTTACGGTTTTCTTGTAGCTGCTTCAATGGTTAACACTGATGCATGGTATGTAAGGATCTCTCGGAAGGTTTTAGAAGACTTGTTAGCCAAAGCTAAGTCTGAAGCATCTGTTTTACCAGTTTGTGCAACTGGTGTTTTTAACATGCCTGACTTGCATGCTCCTCATCCAAAATCTCGTTTTAATTACATGGTTGGTGGATTCGGAGTCTATCTTGGTGCCACACGTGGTGCTCGTCAGCGTGTGAAAGTACAAGTTCGTAAATCTCTTTTGAGTACTAGAGCACAAGAAGTGTTTTGGCCAACTGACCATCATGTACCTATTATCAAACGTGGGTATGTTGATGGTGAGTGGCGTGATTACACTCAGAGTTCATTTTTGCGTTTTGCTCCCCCTTCTGCAGTCGATGTTAGATGTTTGAGCGCTAGCTCAGCCGCTTATGTTGGTGACATTACTAAGAATCTTGACGCATCTGTTTTAGGAGTTTTATCCACCGATGAAGCTCTTAATGGTGTGTTAGGTGTTGAGTATTTGAACCCACTTCCTTGGTCTACAGGGAGTGGATTCCAGAAACCTGGACCCAAAACACTCTACACGGAGTATGTGGACACTTTAGATCACAACAATCATCGTCGTAAACTTATTCCGGAGTGTCAGTTAGAGTTAGAAGAAGTTGAGAAGTTGGCCTTATGTGATTTAGCTCCCTTTATGGTTTTTAATCTTCATGTGAAGGCCGAAGAGCCTATTAGCACTAAGAACAGAGATCGTGGGAAGATTAGAACTTATTGTGGTGGTCCGCTCATTTTAAATGCTTTATTACGAAAGTATTATGGTACACTATTGAAGTATGCATGTGAGCATTCTGAGTTTGAGACCTGCGTTGGTATTAATGTTCACTCTCGTCAGTGGACGAAATTAGCTCAGGATCTTCAAGAACACCCTTTGTACTTTGATGGTGATTTCTCCCAATTTGACAATCGTATCACTAAGACTTTGTTGATGTATGCGTTTTGGTGTCTTATTGAAGTGGCT